TACAGAGGTCTTTGAGCCATGAGTACTGATCCTGTATTTAGTGAAATTCAAAAAATTAATCCTTCAGCGATTATTGAACTTTTTGTTTTACAGCTAGACACGGCATTACATGGAGCAAATACTATTTATAGATTTCATGCTGGTACAAATTTAAATGCTAATGGAGAAATAGTTTTTGCAGGGAATTCATATCTTAGGTTTCCAATTCAAGCTACAGGTTTTGCTGATCAACGTGGTCAACTTCCAAGGCCAAAAGTAACGATAAGTAATGCAACAGGATTAATTTCATCTATTTTAGTCAGTGTTAATCAAGTAACAGCAGGTAATGATCTTACTGGTGCTACTTTTACAAGAATAAGAACAATGGCACGATTTTTAGATGCAGTAAATTTTACAGGAAATACAAATCCATTTGGAACGCCAGATCCAACAGCAGAATTTAGACGAAAAATTTATATAGTAGATCGAAAGTCAACAGAAAATAGAGAAATTGTAGAATTTGAGCTTGCAGCAGCTACTGATATGGCTGGAGTAAGAGCGCCAAAACGTCAATGTACTCGTGCTTTATTTCCTTCTATTGGTACGTTTAATCAATGACTTGGAGAGATGATGCGTTGGTTCATGCGAAAGACCAAGATCCAAAAGAATCTGTTGGATTGCTTTTAAATATTAGAGGTAAACAAAGGTATTATCCTTGTGAAAATTTAGCAATAACTAATCATCAGCATTTTATTTTAAATCCAGAAGACTATGTAAATGCTGATAAATTAGGAGAAATTATTGCTATTGTTCATAGTCATCCAGTAACACCACCAATACCAAGTCAAGCTGATCGTATAAGTTGTGAACATAGTAAACTGCCTTGGCATATAGTTAATCCAAAAACAGAAGAGTGGGGAGAATGTATACCAGAAGGCTATATTCCGGATTTACTAGGTCGGCCTTGGGTATGGGGTGTTACTGATTGTTGGTCTTTAGTAAGAGATTGGTATAAACAAGAAAAAGGTATTGAACTGAGAGATTGGGAAAGACCATTAACACCAGAAGAATTTTTACAAGATCCTATGTTTGAGAGATGTGCGTGGAGAACTGGTTTTAGAGAATTAAGAAAAGAAGAATGTCTTGAAAACGGAGATTTAATTTTTATGTCAATCATGGGTAATGGCTTAAATCACGTTGCTTTATTTTTAAATAATGAAGTATTACATCATTTGGCAGATAGACTATCTTGTAGAGAACCATATTCTGAGTGGTTGCTAAAATGCACAGGAGGTAGGTATCGTTATGCTTCGTAAAGTAAAGCTGTATGGAGAATTAGCAGATTTTATCGGTCATAAAGAACTTGAGGCTGTTATAACTTGTACTTCTGATGCTATAAGATTTTTAACCAGTAATTTTCCAAATCTTGAGGCACATATGGCAGATCGTTATTATCAAGTTTTAGTTGATGATTACGATATAGGAGAAGAAGATATTCATAATCCAATAGGCCAATCAGATATAAGTATTGTTCCAGTTATTACTGGTGCTGGCGGTGGTGCAGGTAGGTTTTTACTTGGAGCGGTGTTAATTGGTGCTTCTTTTGCTGTAGGAGGTGGTTTGCTAGGTGGTGCTTTAGCTAAGAATTTAGGAGCAATAGGTTTTGTTAAAAATATAGGATTTGCATTAGCGATTGGTGGTGTAAGTCAAATGTTATTTCAACAAGAACAGCCTAAAGATTTTAGTAATGATCAAGACCCTAGAATTTCATTTAATTTTTCTGGGGTGCAAAATACTAGCCGGGCCGGAACTACGCATCCGATTGTTTACGGAGAAATATTTACAGGCTCAGTAGTCATCTCGGCAGGTATTGACACTCATCAGGTATCAGCATGACAGATAAAATTATCAGAGGAGCAGGTGGCCCTCCTCCCACGCCACCTACTCCTACCAGAGCACCAGATACATTAAATAGCAGACAGTTTGCATCAATACAGGATCTTATTTCTGAAGGAGAGATAGAGGGTTTTGCTACTCCATCAAAAGCAGGATTAACGAAAGGAACTACAGCTTATAACAACGCAGCATTGAAAGACATATTTCTAAACGATACTCCTATCCTCGATGCAAGTGCTAATAATACAAACCCACAAGCTGAAAAATTTAATTTTCAAAATGTAGGTTTTACGCCTCGTTTCGGAACGTCAAACCAAACTCACGTTCCAGGTATAGAAGGTAGTCAATCAACAACTACTGTTAATTCAACACCTACTAATCCGCTTGGAACTGTATCATCTGGAGAAGCAAATGCTGTAACTCGTCAGATAACAAATACTGCTGTTGATGCTGCAAAAGTTACGATTACATTTCCGCAGCTACAGAAAGCTACAGATGAAGGTGATTTGTTAGGTTCTTCTGTCAATTTAAAAATACAAGTTCAATACAATGGTGGTGGTTTTACAGATGCAATTAACGACACGATCACAGGTAGAACTGCTGATGCGTACCAAAAAGAATATCGTGTCTCATTTACAGGTTCTTTTCCTGTTGATATTAGAGTTGTAAGAGTTACAGCAGATAGCACATCATCAAATCTGGTTGATGCTTTTACATGGACAAGTATCAGTGAAATTGTTGACGATAAACAAAGATATTTAAACAGTGCTTATACAAATCTAAGAATAGATTCTGAACAGTTTAGTTCTATACCAAAAAGAGCTTTCCGTATTCGTGGTGTAAAGGTAAGAATCCCAGGTGCAGGTGCTTCCAATTCTGGTACTCCTACTGTTGATTTGCAGACAGGAAGAATAATCTACCCAAGTGGATATATTTTTAATGGAACAATGGGTGCTGCTCAATGGTGTTCGTGTCCAAGTCTAATACTACTTGACCTTCTCACGACTGAAAGGTATGGATTCGGAACGCATATAACAGATAGCAATTTAGATTTATTCAGTTTTATTGCTGCTAGTAAGTATGCTAATGAGTTAGTAGATGATGGCTTTGGAGGACAGGAAGCTAGATTCAGTTGCAATGTAAATATACAGGGATCAACAGAAGCATTTACATTGATAAATGAATTAGCTGGAGTGATGAGATGTTTCCCCATCTGGTCTGAAGGTTCTGTCACTATTTCACAGGATAGACCTACCGATCCAAGTTATCTGTTTAGTTTGGCAAATGTAGGTGAGGGTGGTTTTAGTTACTCAGGTAGCAGCTTAAAACAAAGACACACAGTGATAAATGTAAGCTATTTTAATATGGATAGCAGAGAGATAGATTATGAAGTCGTAGAAGATACTACTGCCCAAAATAAATTAGGAATAATTAAAAAAGATGTAAAGGCATTTGCTTGTACTTCTCGTGGAATGGCACAAAGACTCGGAAAAGCAATACTTTTCAGTGAGCAACAGGAAACTGAGGTAGTGAGTTTCACCACATCAATAGATGCTGGAGCTATAGTTAGACCTGGATCTGTTATTTCTATCAATGATCCTGTAAGAGGTGGAGAGCGTAGAAGTGGTCGTATAAAATCTGCTACAACCACACAAATAATTGTTGATAATGTAAAAGACTTAAGTAGTTTTACTGGCACGAACCAAAAATGCAGTGTAATACTTCCTGATGGTTCAGTTGAAACGAAAAATATTTCAAGTGTCGATCAGTTTAGTAGTGAAATAAATTTATCTTCTGCTTTATCTCAAACACCTAATGTAAATAGTATTTGGTTAATACAAAGTGACTCTTTACAGGCTCAAAATTTTAGAGTTATTTCAGTAGAAGAAAAAGATGATATTAATTTTGCTATAACAGCCCTTACCTACCTTGATGGAAAATATGCAAATATTGAACAAGGTATAAGTCTACCTGCAAGAAATATCTCTTTACTTAATGAACCAAGAAATCCGCCTTCAAACTTACAGGCAAAAGAAAGAATTGTTGTTATTAATGCTCTAGCCGTTACAAAATTAATTGTATCTTGGGTATCTGTTACAGGTGTTAGCCAGTATCTTGTTCAGTATAGATTTAACAATACAAACTGGGTAAGTGAAATTGTATTTAGACCAGACTTTGAGTTATTAAATACTGAAGCTGGAACGTATGAGTTCAAAGTGTTTTCTTATAATGCTGCTCTCAAGTTATCAGCCACATCAACCAATTTAACTTTTAATGCAGTAGGTAAGACGGATCCACCTAATAATGTTCAAAACTTATCTATGGAGCCAATTACTAATAAACTGGTCAGACTTAGATGGACAAAAGCTGTAGATCCTGATGTTTTACACGGAGGAAGAGTTTATGTAAGGCATAGTAACTTAACTGATGGCAGTGGTACGTTCCAAAATTCAGTTGATCTTGTTACTGCGTTAGCTGGTAATACTACAGATGTTGTTGTACCTTCTTTGGAAGGAGAATATATTCTTAAATTTCAAGATGACCAAGGAAATTTTAGTAAAGGAGAAGCCAGTGTAATACAGGATTTACCTGATCTTATTGATACTCAAGTAATTATAAATGGTAGTGATACTAGAGAGGATTTAACAACACCACCATTTCAAGGAACAAAAACTAATACAACATTTAACAATATCACTAGTGCATTACAGCTTACTGATCCTTCAGTTGTGAAGACAGGAACCTACATACAAGACGATGGAAATCCAGTTGGTAGTGGAGTAGCTGGTACAGTCATAACAATCACTAGCACATCTCATGGTATAGCTGTAGGTGAAAGATTAAAATTTAACTTTAGTGGAGGCCAAGCTTTAACTAGTGAATATACTGTTATTTCTGTTCCTAACGCAAATACTTTAACGCTTACATCTCCTAATAGTGTTGCTACGAATGGAAATGTATCTATAGATAGAGGTTTAAGAGGAGAATATGCTTTTAATGATATTGAAGATTTAGGTGGTGTATTTTCTCTTGATCTAAAAAGAGTTATACGTTCTGTTGGTTTTGTTATTGGACAAGATATAGAAACTATTATTCCTAGTGGATCTTTTTGGGACGACTATGCAATTAATGGTAATTTTGATGGTTTAGCAGCAGATGAGGCAAACTGTCAGATACAAGTAGCGACATCACAAACAGCATCAGGTAGTTTTGGTGCATTTAATAATTTTGCAAATGGAACATTTAAAGGTCGCAGGTTTAAATTTAAATTAATTCTCGAAACAACAAATATTGCACAAAACATGGATGTACAACAGGCAGGTTTTACCGCAGAATTTCAATCAAGAACTGAGCAGAATTATCAGACAGGTAGTGGAACGTCTACCGCACCACAACAATCAGGAACTTCAGCTAAAACAATTACTTTTGGAACACCATTTTTTGTGGGTACTTCTTCTTTAGGAGGCTTAAGAGCTTTTATGCCTAGCATTGGAATTACTATTGAAGATGCTCAATCGGGAGATTTCTTCACTATAAGTCAACCTCAAGACAGTAATGCTGGTAAACAATTTACTATCAGTATTAAAAATGGTTCTAGTTTTGTAGATAGATCTTTTACTTTTTCGGCTGTAGGATATGGTAAAGGTGGCTAGTT